GCAAAATTACTAATGGCGGAAGAAAATCCAACAAGAAGAGAGGTGGGTCCAACAAGAAGAGAAAGTCCGACAAGAAGAGAAAGTCCAACAAGAAGAACAAGAAGTCCAACAAAAAGCGTTAAAGCAAAAATAAATCCATCTAACTCATAAATATACAAATGCTGGAATGGTTATTTAACATTTCCATAATTTCTCTACTTATTATTTTAATTTTCCATTATGCATTTGATTTTTTTGCACCAAATAAATCAATAGTAGACCTGAAAGTTCAAAAATACAAAAATATTATTGACACAATGGTCCAACAACAAAAAGAGACAGAATTCAAAAAGGCATATGAAAAAGAAACGGGAGAACCATTATTAGCAGAAGACGACGGTTTAGAAGATTTGGAGCTCTATCTAGGACAAACCTACGGTTTTTCCTAACCTTTTCCCTTAATAAAACAATTTTGAACATAATTTTCAAAATTATTTAACATTTTTTCCTTTATAAAGGAGGGGATAAGCAAAGCAAAATAGGGGAACTACGTTCCCCTAGGCGAGTTCCTTTACTTGTGAATCTATGTTATTGATAAATATTTCCAATGCCTGCACATTATTCGACGCGGAATAGTCTTTGCACAAAAACTCAATCATATCCAAAACCACTTTGATTCTATCACCAGTCCAAAATCCAATTAGGTTTCTCACGGTGCTCTCATCATAAATGGACGTCATCGCATCTTTTTTGAAAATTTGGTTAAAATTAAATTCCTCTAACGAGTTCTCGATTAATCCAATGTATAAATTTAGGCACAGAACAATCACCGGACATGTCTTATACGTTTCCTTTAATTTATTTAAGCCATTGATTGCACAGCTAAATAGTTTTTTGATACCAGGTGTCTTGTCTGTAAACCGCGAACACAGAAAATTCTCGCATGCAAAATGGATTGGGTTATATAAATACTGGATTTCTGTTTTGTTTGCATTGTAATAAATCCGACAAATGGATTGGAAATAGCCGGGTTCCTGGAGATACATGACGTTGTCCTGGACGCGGAATTTTGTCCCAATTGGTTTATTGCTTAGAATGGCAAGCTTGATTATTATAGAGAGCGGGTCCAAAACAAACAACTTGTAATTGATGTTTTTAGAATTGTCGGGTATTTCGTTCATTTATACAATATTAGTAAATTGTTCTTATATTTATTGACACATACACACATATTTACTTATTGAAATAATTTGTCAATAATCCTTGTAGCAAAGCAAATATGCACATTACTACCACTATTTTTATAAAATCTTTTTTACTTGGTATGTCAAATTTTGTTTTTTTATTACTAAATCTACCAATATTATAGTGAATCATATTCTCAAAAAGGTTCACAAATATATAAACGAGAAAAGATATGGCAATGATATGGAAGCTTGCGCCTGAAATAATATACATTATATAATACATTGAGTGTTAAATAAAAAAAAATAAGTCTAAAGAATTAACGCCTGGATTTCTTGGACTTTTTAGATTTCTTATAATATTTTCCAGACTTTTTAGTTTTTCTACTGCGTCGTCTGCCTCTACCACTACGATCATTGGGGTCTGGCCCTTCTGCACCAGGATAACCAGACCTGTCATAATTAATTTGTTTATTACTCCAGGTGCTCATATCAACAAGCGGAATGAACTGATTTGCTTTGGCTGACAAAGCCTTATTGTGGACCAACTTAGGTCGTCCACGAAAATCCGCCTTAGTTTCATATACACTCCATACTAATCTATCATCATTAATTACTTCTTTTTTAAGTGTGTAATTATGACCATGGTATTTAAAAAAATTTTCAAGATCGGCTTTAGTGTTGATATCTGATATTGACATTATTATAATATATAAAAATATTTTATTTGAAAATATTTATAATAATAAACCAATTTTCTAAAATGTATTTGAAAAAAAACAAACCAAAAATATCGAAAAAGGGAAGGTTCATAAGGAAACCGTAGGTTTCCTTAATTCTGTTTCCAGTGTTTTCCACAATCCAAACACGTAATAAATATGGTGGACGGTTCATCCGCAGACCGGGTCTGCAACTCGTAATAAGTGCATCGCTTTGACTTGCACTTCTTGCATGTAAACATATCGGTCATTGCCTGCACCTCCGTTGAAAACTTGTTGGCATCACGCTTCACCTTCGCCTCAATCATTTCTTTCCAATGCGCAGGATTCATTTCCTGATGAGTCATAAAAGCTAAAGTCTTAGGACTGAGTTCTTCAGAATGCAATAGAGTCAACAACTCCGGACTGGTTTTCAAATTGTTATAAATGGTTCGTAATCGGTCCATGTAAATGGTGGAGAACGCGGGTATATCCCACTTCTTGATTATTTTTAAATTGCTTGCTTCCTTGATTGCGTAGTTGTATACTCCAATTTCAATATTTGCGAGAATAGATGAATTCATATCCTTTCCAAACTTCTGGATAAGCTTGACACGAACATTTTCGCGAAATACGGGAGGATTGGTAATTGGGTTAGACGACATTTTTAGATTTAAAGACTGTTTTATGTTTATGTTATTTGGCTAATAATATAAACTTTTTTTCAATTTTAAAGGGAACCGTAGGTTCCCTTTTGAACCCTCCTTTTTATTAGTTTTTCAATAAAAAGTTTCAAATAAAAGTTTCAAAAAACAAAGGGAAGGATTTAAAGGAAACCGTAGGTTTCCTTTACAGTACTTCTAAATCGGCCAGTCTCCAAAACTCGGACCCACCATTCGGCAAAGGTCTGCGAATAATCATTGGAATTTTCTTTTGTTCAAATTCGGCCAATGCAATCAAATATCCATCAATAATTTCATGTCCAACTTCAACAAAGGGTTCTGCACCAGAATTCAACTGTTTGGTGCGCTCACCAAGCACTTTTGCCTTCTCATACTTAGTAATAAATGGCAAAGTTCGATGAAGCGGGTCAACAATAACTCCATCATGGTCTCTAACAATATTGCACAAAGCATTCACCTCTTCAAAGTTTTGAACAATCAATTCGGGATGGTGCTCTGAAATTACATTGGTCTTCAGCGATTCTTTGAATTTTTGCAAATAGTTTTCATCATCGCTCGCCGCATCGTCGTCATCTTCGTCTTCATCTTCGTCTTCACTAAAATCAATATTCTGGTTCACAACCTTTTCTCCAAATTCTTTTTCATCATCATCATCATCAGAACCAAATGTATCTTGAATATCAACTTCATCATCATCGCTGACCAAATCATATTCATCATCGGAATTATCAGATTCATTATCATCTTTATTGGAATCAGCCTCTGACTCGGAATCAAACTCAGTTTCATCAATCTTTTCGGACATCTTATTAATATAATATATATACTTGTATATTTATTATAACTAAATATTTCAATTTTATGTAAAAAAAAAGATAGATAATATTGCACAAAATTTATTTCTTGTCATCAGTCTTCCATGTAAAATTGCAATTTGAACAAATGTATAAATATTTCATATTTTCGTCGTCGTATCTTAAATAAATAATATCGGAACCAGCGGATGCGGCTGCTCTATTATCGCCACATAGCTCGTTCGGACATTTCATACTTGTTTTTCGAGGTAGGGTAGGGTCATATTTGGTGTATTTATTAACCATGTGGTTGAATTTTTGCTCGCTCTGTTTATATTGGGTTTTTAATACAACCACACCCTCTTTGGCAACCTGGTCATCCTTATTACCGCAAAATCTGCAATAGTATGTTAAATTATTTATATTCGCTTCATCAATGGAGATGTAATACATATTCTGGCATTCGGTGCAAAACTTCATTTTATTATTATATTATATACTTTTACTTTATGTTGTTATGCGTAAAATAAAAGTCAATTTTTAGGGGAACTACGTTCCCCTATGACCCCTCCTGGGAGAACCTACGGATTCAGAGAAGCTCCGCTTCTCTTATGCCCCCATACCCCCTCCCTTTTATTTTTAAAAAAAACTTTGCTTATGCCCCTTTTTATTTTTAAAAAGTTATATTTATCCCTCATGGAAGCGGAGCTTATCTTATGCTGCCATACCCCTCCTTATGCAAAGGGAAGGGGTCGTAGGGGAAACCGTAGGTTTCCCTACAGTTGTGCAGGAATTTTCGAAATCTTACTTTCATCCTTGGGGCACGAAACTTTGCTATCTTTAAACTCAAAACATGTTCCTGTCTGGTCTTTATATTGAATTGTGTCTACATTGTCGGGTGTAGGATAAACGTAAATCTTGCGCTTATCTGAACTGTAAATATAAACGAAGAATAACCCAACCGCTAAACTAATTATGAATACTGGAATATTGACAAATTTCAAAAGGCTCATTGTATAATTTATAGTGGGATACTATTTTTTACAGAATGAATAATAAAAAATTACTTGTATTTTATATGATGCAATTCGTGACTAGTATCACTCGCAAATGATACCAAAAACGGCATTATTTGCGACAACTCATATTGAATTTTGTTATTTGTTTCAACCAATTGCTTCATTTGTTCTTCTATATTTTCTATTTTTTTGTGTAAATTTACTATTTCAGATTTGAGAGAATTATTCTCCAATATAATATTGTGTGACATGTAATTATATGTAATAACAAATAACCTTTATATTACACTCGAATCAATAATTTCGAATCAATACTTCGTTTGTTTTTGATTCTGGTTTCTTGGAATTAATAGAACGTTTGCATAATACTGTCTCAGTTGTATAAACGCCATCTGGAAAGTTAGTCCGAACCATTGCAACATCCGCGTTGCTCATCATGAATCTTTCTCTAATTCTATGAATCAATGCAAATAGTTCATTGTGTTTCTCTATTCCAAACCCATTCTCTGTGTATCCGACAAATGATGTTGCTGTTTCTGGTGCATACGGCGGGTCCAAATACACGTAATCACCAGCTACCAATTGATTTATCGATTCTACAAAATTCATGCATTCGAACCGCACATTCTGAATGAGAAGATGCAATTCATCCAAATGTTCTTTATTGATAATTTCCGGGTTTTTATAGTGACCGTAGGGGACATTAAATCCATTTGGACCGAGTCGAAAAACACCTCGGAAACACGTTTTGTTCAAGAATATGAAAAGCGCGGACCCGAGTGGGGTTCGTTTTTCTTCGGCTGTCAGACCATTATATCGGGCTCTGCACCAGTAATAGTAGTTCTCTTTTGACATGGTTGCTTCTTCAATTGTTTTTGACTTACGATTCAGGGTGCCTTCCTCGGGACACGCATTCAATTCTCCAATAATAGTTTGGAGAATCGCATATAATTCTGCGTGCCTTTGCTGAATATTCTTATAAACGTAGATGAGTGGCTCGTTGATATCGTATGCATTGATGGTTCCGGAAACATTGATTTTCCCAAGACGTACCTGTGACAATAACGCTAGGAGAACACTGCCCCCACCTAAGAAAGGTTCGTGATAATTGTTTATTTCTTTTGGAAAATTTGCAAAAAGTGTCTCTAATATTTGGGTTTTTCCACCTACCCATTTTAATATTGGTTTTATGGTATCCATTTTGTTTATGTATACCATAGTTTTATCTGTTTAAATTCAATTTTAAAGGAAACCGTAGGTTTCCTTTTGAACCTTCCTTTAAGGGAACCTACGGTTCCCTTATAATCCCTCCCTTAAATAAAAAAATCAAAACAAAGGGAGGGGGTCGTAGGGGGGTAAGCGAAGCGGAACCGTAGGTTCCCCTACAGGTCATTGGCACCAATGCCATCATCAAATTCGTCATCTCCCGTCGCCGACTGTTTGAACGAATCATCACGTTCATACTTGATTTTTGCACCTGTCCAGGCACCTTTCTCCTTCTTCTCAAACTTGCCAAATTTCTTGTCCATGTATGTATGAACTTCTTTGGGCGAAGGCGCGCCTTTTCCATAAGTGCTTTGATACCAAACTGTGAATTCGCTGTTCAGTTCCGTCTTCTTAATCTTTCCATTCGGGTCAACCACAATCTTCTCGCGAATAAACTCGGCGATGAAATCCTGGCTCTCCTGGTAAGCTTTGCTTGCCTGGTTAACAATGTCGCACTCGCCCACCTTACCATCCGTCTTGAACGCACGTTGCACCAGCATATACATGAACGTGTATTTCCAGTAAGCAAACTTGTCAACAATCGTCCCATCCACCAAGAACTGAAACGGCTTGTCCGGGTCATCATGCACAGGATTTTCCGTAAATAAGGATTCGAATGGCACCTCACGAATACGTCTCCAAGTACCAAAATCCTGCGACTT